AGCCAGGGCGTCCAGCTTGTCACGGTCTGGAGCGGCGGCGGCAGCGCGTGCTGCGGCTTCCTGCTCCTGGCGGGCTTTCTCTTCGGCGTCGCGCTTTGCTCGCAGCTCGGCCTCGGCTTTCTCGCGGGCTGTGCGTTCAGCCCTGGCTTTTGCTTCGGCTTCCTCGCGCTCCTTGCGTGCCTTCTCTTCTGCGGCGCGGCGCTCCTTCTCGATGCGCTCCAGCTCAGCCTTGCGCTCGGCCTCCAGGCGTTCACGCTCGGCCCTGGCTTTCTGCTCGGCCTCGGCCTTCTCGCGTGCCAGCCGCTCGTTCTCGATGCGGAGCCGTTCACGCTCGGCAGCGGCGGCAGCTTCACGCTTGGCACGCTCTTCGGCCTCTTTGCGCTCGCGCTCGATGCGCTCCTGTTCGGCCTTCCTGGCGGCCTCTTGCCGGGCAGCAAACGCCAGCCGGTTCGTTTCAAGAAGCTGGCCGAATGTCGCGTCATCCATCTCGCCGAGCTGGTAGAGCGACACGTCCACGCCGAGCGGGATCAGCTCGGCCTCGCGGTCGGCCTTGAGCCGGGCTTTGCGCTGCTCCTCGATGCGCTGGATGAACTGCTCTTGCTCCAGCAGGTGCTTTTCCAAGGGCTCGACAGCAAACGCCAGCATGTTGAAGATGCCGTCGATGGCCCTGCCTTTGCGCAGGCTGTCCTCCTTGAGCGCCTTCCTGGTCTTGTCGGCGTTGATGCGGATCTCGCGCAGAGCCAGCCGGGTTTCGCGTGCCAGCTTCATTTCGCGGAACTGGTCCGGCCGGGTAATCTGAATGCTGAGCGCTTTCTGGCGCCACTCATCGGCGGCTGTGAAGTAGCCTTCGAACGCGGTGCGCAAGCTGCTGGCGGTGTCGGGCGTGAGCCCTTCGTCGAGCTGGAGCACGAGCGGCTGGAGCTTGCCAGCAGGCGGCAGGATTTCGGGTGTCGTTGTTTCCATAGGTGTGGGTGTGTGTGGTGTTGTGGGTTGTCTCTATCAAGCCGCCCGAGGCATGGCCCAGGCTGGCAAATTTAGTTCGGCGGGCGTATCGCCCAGGCCCGGCCAGATGCCGGTCTGCTGGCACTTGGCAAAGCGTTCAAGATCCTCGCGGAGCTGAGCGCGGCCGTAGTCGATCAGGGTCGGGCTGGCGACGTAGGCGCGGCAAAGGAACGGTGCCTCGCTCTCCTGAGCGATGAACACGAACGCCTTTGGCTTTTCTCCGCTCACGGCTTCCCAGCCGTCCAAATACATTGCCGCTTGCCTGAAATAGCCGTAGTTCCATGCGGAACGCTGAAACGCATCTTCGGACGCGTCCTGGCAGGTCTTAGGATCGACCATGATGCCGTCAGCGCGGATGATGTCAGGCCGGGCTCGGCACTTCACGCCGGTGTGAGGATCTTCCCAGAATAAGCTGGCTTCCGTATAAACACGGTGCTGTTCGAGAGCGTTGCGGCACGACAGGTTGCGCATCATAGCCTCGCGCATCTGGTGGCACTTGGTGATGTCCGCAGCGTCCACGATGGTCTTGCCTGCGGTCCGCTGTTCGAATTCATCCCACCAGTGGATGGCCTCCAGCGTTTCCAGACTCGGCTTCTTCGCCTCGCGCTGGATGCGCGTCGGGCGCTTTGGAGCGTCGCCAGGAACGACAGCGTAGAGATTGCCGATCAGCTCGGGCTCAAGGATGACGGTATGGTAAAGCGAGCCGAACAGGAGCGCCGGGGTCGGTGGGCGCTTGTTCGTCAGGCCGTGCTGATAGAGCGCGGGAGCCTTGCGGAAGGCGTCCAGGCCGTGCTTCGAGACGGCGGGGTGGCGGTGGTAGGCCTCAGCATCGAGATCCGGCAGGACGCTGGGATATTTGTCCCAGGTAGCGGATTCAGCGGCGGGTTGTGCAATGTTGGTTTCTTCGGGGAACGGTAGGTCTTGCATAGGGTAATGCCTTGAATGAAGGCATCACAATCAAAGGCATATATGCAATTATGCAAGCGAAGGTTTGCGCAAAATTGCGGGATTTTGTGCCTAGGAGCCTTCTCCACTCACGCTCATGGACCAGCCCTGCGAATCCATTCGATGGCGAACCTCTTTCACGAGCCACTCGCCGTTCACGCCGTCGCGGAAGCCGCCCAGGGAAACCTTGCCACCAGCCACGATGTCGAGCCGCCCGGGAAGCGTCAGCTCGAACTGGCGCGTGCTCCTGCCGATGCGCTCGGCGGCGGTCTTTGCCTGAGCCTTCGCTTCCTCCTCACTCGATGCTGTGTTCGGTGCCACGAATGCGCTCTCGGTTGTCGCCAGCCAGGAGGCATCCTCTGTGAAGCCTTTCGCGGACGCCGACTGCTTGATTTCGGCTTCCACCTCGGCTGTCTCGCCGGTGTCGTATTTGTGATACTTCACCTTCACCTTCTTCAGCGCCTGCGTCTTGCCACCTGCTGACACTTTCCAGGTTGTGACATCCCAGCGCATCAGCGAAACCGTGAGCGATGCGCCGCCGGTGCCGGTGCCGGTGCCTTCGGATGCGATGACAATACGGCCATCTGCAAATTTCAAAAAGCCACCATGGCGTCGAACCAGGCGAAGCAGAAAGTCGGTGTCGGATTGATCTACCTGCTGCGCGTTCGGGATCTGAACCGACGCCAGTTCCTGAGAGATTGCCAGCGTGCTCTTGAGGTTGCCCGCAATGCTCTTCGCGATGTCGCCCAGGGTTGTGTCCTCCCATGATTTTGAGCGGCGTGCGGCGATGCTTCCAGCCTGAGCGACCGGAGCGGAGGTGCAAGCCACCGTGAGCCTGTCAGGCGGTCCCTCGATGTCAGCACTTTCGACGGTGTAGCTGCCAACACGTTGCAGTGCATTGTCATAGCCTGCAGCCAGCTCGACCTTTGCTCCTAGGATTGGAATGCCAAGTGAACCGCCGGTGTCCTGCATGGTGATCGTTAAAGCATCGCTGCCCTCCTTCACGGTGTCCGACCATTCGATGGTGCCAGCGCGGCCCGTGACATCTGCGGTGATGTCCTGGCCTGAAACGATGAGCTGATATTGCGGCTTCACGAGAACAGCTGCAGGCGTTGAGCGGGTTGTGGCGCCGGAGCCTCCGGCATGGTGATCTCCAGGCCCGCCGGCAGAGTCGGCCCATAATCAGCGAGCCCACGGTTTGCTTCCAGCACGGCTTCGACCAGCCCGTTGTCCTGCCGGTCGTAGTAGCGCCGGACGACTTCATCGAGCACGTCGTTCTCCCGGGTTGTGTAGATTGCGGCCATATCAGGAGAACAGGTTCGGAATTTGCTTGAGCTTGTTCACGGCCCCCTTGATGGCCGTCAGCGCATCGGCGGATTTTTTTAGCGTCACGCTGAACGTCATGCGGCGCGGAGATCCGTTCGAGAAGTGAATGTCCTCGCCGTGCTCGATGGACTCCAGCACCCAAAGCCCGAGAAAGAAGCCGTTGCCAGCGATGAGCGGAAGCTGCACGCCCAGGTCGCCCAGCAGGCGCAGCGCGGTCACGATCTCGCGGCCTCCGGTAAAACCAGGAACGAGCATTCCGCGAAGCGTGATCGTCTCGGCGTTCTTGCCGGTGAACTGCATCGCCGGGGTTGTGCCGATAAGCTCCTGCTCAGGCCACTTCCACGACGTTTGACGGGTCAGCTCCTGGTAAGGGGCTGTCTCGACCATGAACGGGAAGCCCCCGAGGTTGATCATCATTCCGTTCATTGTGGTGCGAGCACTCCGGTGGAGTCGTAGAGCGGCAGGTTCTTGATTGCGGATTTCACCTGGTTGGCGATGTCAGCAGGGTTCGGTGATTGCGCGGTGACGTTGATCTGGAAATCCTGCTTCACGTTGTTCGACGGCTGCGCGGCTGGCATGGCGTCCTTCGGCATGAGCTGTGCGGTCGGTTGCGGCATCTGCCCTTGTGGCATGATCTGCCGCAGCAGGTCGCTCTTCATCTCCTCGGTGGACTTCGGAGCTTCAAACGGAAGCGCTGGCTTTTGCGCCTGTGGCGTGCCGTCCAGATTGTTTGTGTCCAAGCCGAAAAACTGCCCGACCTTTGTGCTCGCGAACCACTCGCCGACGGCGGTGATCTTGTCGAGCAACGGGTCGATGGCGCTGTTGATCAGGTCCAGGATTTCATCCTTGAACTTGTAGATGACGACACCGACGGCCACGATGCCAGCGGCCATGAGTGCCCAGGGCGCGACCGCTGCCATTGTCGCGCCTGAGAGCGTCCAAAGCGTAGCGCCGAGCGATGCCACGCTGGTGATGATCGGCGCGAAGTTCAGCGCCACGAGGCCGATGGCGAGATTGTCCCAGCCTCCGACGAGATCAGCGAGCCAGGACGCCATGCTTGTGAGCCCGGTCACGATCTGGCCGATGTTGTCGACCAGGGGCGGCAGATCATTCGTCACGAACGATTCAATGGCTGGCCCCAGGTTTTCCATGAACGATGTTCCGGCGGTCTGAATCCATGCCGTGAGCTTCGGCCCGTGCTCGGTGACAATCCGGCCGAGCTGGCCCACGAGATCTGTGAACACTGGCAGGAGCGGAGCGAGCGCCTGGTTCTTGAAGCCTGCGAGCTGGAGCTTCAAAGTATTGAACGCCGCGTCAGCTTTGTTGACGGCATCGTTCGTGTCGTCGCCCAGGATGTAGCCGGTGGCCTTGGCTTGGTCGTAAATGTCCTTGAGCCCTGCGGCTCCAGCATTGAGCACCGGCAGCAGCTTGAAGCCAGACTTGCCAAAGATCTCGTTGGCGAGCGCGGTCTTGTTCACGGTGTCCGGCAGGCGCGAGAATGCCTCCGTGATGTGCGTGAGCTGCTGTTCTGGACTCATGCGCCGCAGCTTCGAGTAACTGAGCCCCAGGGCGCTGAATGCCTCCTTGGTGCCGTCGCTGCCCTCGGCGATTTTGCTCTGCAGCTTGGCGAAGATTCCGGCCAGCTTGTCGGACTCGATGCCGACGGTGCCAGCGGCGAACTGCCAGGTCTGCAGCGCCTTCGTGCTCATGTTGAGCCCTTCGGCCTGGTCGGCCAGCGCATCGCCCTGGTCGATGAATTCGGCGGTCAGGTAGCCGACGCCAGCGATAGCGCCACCGACGACGCCAGCGGCGACGCCCAGGCGCGTAAATGCAGCGCCGAGCTTTTCCTTCATGCCGCCGAACGCATCGCCGACGCCCTTCGCGCCGGTCTTGAGACGGTCGAACACAGCGCCGACGTGCTTGAATTTTCCGAGCTGCTGTTCGGCCTTACCGATGCTTTGCGCGAGCCGGTCCTGCTCCTTCGCGAGCTGCTTGGTGTCGACGCCAGCGGCCTCCAGGGACTCGGAGAGCTTCGCGACTTGCGCGGTGTAACGAGCGACGGCCGTAGCGCTGCCTTTTGCTTTCGCTTCTGCCAGCTTGCCCTGCGCGGCCTGGAGTTTCGCGATGTCGCCAGACTGGCGTTTCAGCTTCGCCAGTGAGCCGCCCAGGGTGTCGATTTGCTTGCCGAGCTTTCCGAACACGCCGCCGACAGTCGCGGACATTGTTGCCCCGATCTGGACGGTTGCTGAGATGTTTCGGTTAGCCATTGCGCTTCGGTGTTGGGATCTTCGTCACCCACTCAACGAACTCGTCGGTGGGCATCGCGTCAATCTCGGAGAGCGGCCAGCCGGTGTAGTTAGCGAGCGCGAGCGCCGCCCTCATGCAGTCGTCGCGCTCAAGCCAAAAAAACCAGCCAGAGCTTCCTGGACCTTCTTGAAGTCGGCCATGTCCATGGACTCGACGGCATCGGGCGTGATCTGCGCGAGATTGGCGATCAGGTTGATTTCCTGGGATGCGTCATCCTTGCCGCCAGTGATGCGAGCGACGCGCATGTCCTTCACGGTCGGACGGCGCAGCGTGATCTCGTTGATCGTTGCGCCTGCGAGTGTGACGGGATAGTCCAGTTTGATCGTGGTCATAGGGTGGTGATCAGCGGGTGATGATTACAGGCCGATGGCGGAGCGCTGAGCGGCGAGGCGGTCCTGGCCGTTGACGACGCGCTTCATGTTCAGCACGTCGATGTCGTGGACGGTCACGCCGTCGATGGCATAGGAGTATTCACGCACGTCCATTGTGAGCGACACGCCAGCTTTCGCGCCAGCGGTGACGGCATCGAACTCGATGCTGCGGATGGTGCCGCGCTGAGTGAACACCTCGGCCTTGATGCTGCCATCGAGATCTTCGAGAGCGCCGCGAACGACGAGCGCGAAGGTCTGACCGGCTCCGACGCCCCACAGGCGCAGGGCCTCGGCGGCAATCTTCGAGAGCTTGAAAGTGGCCTCCAGCTTCTCCATGCCCATGTCGAGCGCGACGGAGCTGTCCATGCCACCGGCGCGGAAGTCCTCCACCTGCACGGTGAGCGCTGGCGGCTGATACTCCTCCACGTTTCCGGCGTAGCCGAAACCATCGAGGAAGAGGGCGAAGTTTTTGCGGATCTGAGCGGCTGCGGCCATGGTCGTTTATGAGTGAGGGTTTGCTGGAAGAAATGATCAGTTCAGAATCTCGGTGATGTAGTCGTTCACCAGGATCGAGCGGAACGTGATGTTCTCGGCCGGGTAAGGCGGCGTGAACTCGAAGTTAAAGTAGACCTTGCCCTGGGAGATGTTCGCCGGGCTGTTGAGGTCAGGATCTGGCCAGCACTTGCCGCCCAGGATTGCGCCGAGGTTGGTGAGCGTCTTGAGGTAGCCGTTCACGCTTTCGGTCACGTCCTCTAGGTAGGTGCGCGAGATGTTGCGGTCCACGGCCCACAGGTGAGCGCGGAGGATGCTGTCATTGATCAGGTCGGCCGTGCGGCGGACAGAAATGAAGGCGAACTTCGGATCAGCGCTAGTGGTGCGGTTGCCCCAGATGCGATTCCCGTTCTGCTTCACGACAGTCGTGACGTTTGCCTCGTTCAGGAGGTTCGCCGGGCTGGTCGGGTCGCCCAGGCGGAAGCCGATGGCGCGAGCCGTGCCGGTGAAGCCGAGGATCTCGACGTTCGACGGACTCCACCAGAATCCGCGCTCATAGTCGCTCTTGGCGGTGGCACCGGCCCAGGCGGCGGATGGCGCGTGATCGACGCCGGACTTGACCAGCCAGGGGTCGATGACGGCAAGGCGGTCGCTGCCGAACTGCGTCGCGTAGTTCACGGCGGCGGCGTCGGTGCTGTTTGGACCGTCGGCGAATGCGAAGGCCCGCAGCTTGTTGGCGACGGAAATCAAAGCGTCGGCCACTTCCTTTTCGGCGGAAAACTCCGGAGCGATCAGGATGCGAGGCGTCAGGCCCAGGGTGGATTCAGCATCCAGGAGCTTGTCAACAGCGGCGATGATGTTCGCCTGGGTGGCAGCGTCGTCCTCGCCGACTTCGGCGCGAACGCAGACGATGACAGCTCCCACCTGGTCGAGGATGTCGTCCAGGGCGGCGGGAAGCGTGCCGGTGCTGCCAGCGCGAGCTGCTTCGGTGCGGCTCGCTGCGATGCGGTAAGGGACGCCAGCCGGGAAGGCTTCGTCCAAGCCACCGGAGAGGCGGACGGTGGCGGTCGGGGTGACGACACCGGTGCCGCCGGAGGTGACATCCACCAGGGCCGCGATGCCGATGTTAGCATCGAGCGCGGTCTTGATCGTTGCCGGTGTGCTGGTGACGATGCCGGAGCTGTCGGTCGCCAGCGAAACGGTGATGGCCTTGCCATCGAGCGAGACGGCGAGAGCCTGGGAGGCGGCGCCGGGGTTTTTCAGGCGGACGGAGATTTCGTTGCCCTCGATGCCGGCGGTGGCAGCGGTGACGGTCAGCGCAGCGGTGCCGGTGCCCAGCGTGACGCTGGCGGCGACTGCGGCCTCGGCGTCGGGGGCGGTGCCCACAAGGCCGATGACAGCGCTGTTAACGGTGCGGATGGGGCGCGGTCCATCAGTGATTTCGACAACCTGGACGCCGTGAAGAAATTGCTCGGGCATGATCGTGATTCTATGGGTTGGAGTTTGCTAGTCTTGTGCGGTTGGTTGCGGTCAGATTTTAACGATCCAATTCAGCGCCATTGAGGGCTGCATGTTGTTGTGGGCGGTATCAGCTCCAGCGCTTGATGTCAGGCCGACTGTGGCAGCGGTCGCTGTTCCGTGAATCGTGTAGGTCGCATTCGAGCCTGTGCTGTTGTCCCTCACTGCGGTCGTAGATGGCGACACAGATGGAGAACCGACGGCGGTTGCGCTGTTGTTGAAAGCAAAGTGCTGGTGAGCTGGCATCTCACCGGCGACGAGCTGGTGCGTTTCAGCGCCGACCTTCGCTCCGTGCGTCCTGGCCGTTAGCCCTGAGCCGGTTCCGGTGCCGATGATTGAGCGGCCGCGCATGTCCGGTAGCGTGATCGTCTTGTTTGCTGCCCAGTCTGCCGCAGCGCTGGCCCCACGCCCACCGGAGACTGGAGCGTCCGTGTTCGAGAACGACGCCCACAGCGCGAGGAACAGGTTCTGATAGTCTGCGCTCTTGCGTGTAGCGACGCTGGAAGTGCTGCCAACGGTGTCGCCGTTGAACATGAGCCAGCCGTCAGGCGCGGCGGTGAGGATGGTGGCGATGACGGTTCCGGTCATGCCTTCGGCGAGTGTGAGAGTGCGGCGTTTGCTCATAAAATCGTTGCCTCGTGAGAACGGCCACGAGGCCAGCCGGGTGTCTTAGACTCCAGTCTTATTTCCGTCCTTGGCGACGATCAGGCCAAGACTAACAGCGAGCGCGGTGGCCTGCTGGAGCGGTCCGGCATACTGAGGCAGCACGAGGGGGACGACGACGCCAGCGATGCCAAACAGACCCGCCAGTGTGGTTTTCCAATTCTTGACGATGCTTTTCATGGGTGTTCTCCTGCGGATGGGTTCGTTCTGGTGCGTCATGCGGTCCGCTTCCACATAAACACCGTGATGTAAGGCTGGAGATTGTTGTGCGCCTGCCCTCCGCCGACGGATGAGTTTTCGACGCTGCGAGCGTAGGCGCTGGTATTTCCGCCCACGAGGTTGTCGCTGGTCGGATCTTCAATCCAACGATCAACGCGCACAGCGTCGCCTCCGCTGGCAATGCCGATGCGGTGACGGTGAGCTGGAATTTCGGCCTCGGTGAGAACGTGAGTCTTGGAGCCGCCGGTCTTGTCGACGGCGTTGAAGCTGGCATCAGCCTCATCGAAGCCCACGAGCACGCGGCCTTGGCCGTAACGCTCCCAGGTGCCGAATCCCAGCAGGGATGAAGGATTGCCAGCCTGGCGCGTGGTGTAGATTTCGCCGATTGGATACTGGAGCTTGTTCAGTTCCTTCCAGAGTGCCGTCAGATAAGTCGAGTTCGTCAGCAGCTCCAGGTTTGCGCGAGCTGCGGCCTTGTCTGGCACGTCCGCTAGGTTCTCGGCCTGTTTCAGGAAAGTCGCGCCTCCGGTCGGTTCGTTCTGGACAAACAGGATCTTCGAGCCTGCGGCGTAACTGGTCGTCAGCGTGACACGCGTCGAGCTCGTTGCCGTCCAGTCGTCAGGATGCAGGCGCACGCCTTCGACATAGACAGCCAGCCCTGCTGTCGTGCAGGTCGCCAGGTCCACCACGGTCTGCGATGCCGTGAGCGTCTGCTCCTCCTGGATGATGTTGATGACGACGTTCACGTCTGTTGGGTCGCGCCATTCATAATCACCGTCGGCATTGCTGTTCTTCGTGAGGATCTGGTCGGTATTGCCGCCAGGGATCAGGAGCGCGAGCTGGTCATTCACCCACTGGCGCGTTGCCACAACGACGGCCGTGTCGATGTTGAGCGTGATTGCGTCCGTGTTGGACACAACTAGGAACAGCCGCGCCACGAGATCGAGCGTCGCGCCTTCGGACGACAGTGGCTTGTAGACCGCCGGGAACTGAGCAATGGCGATCAGGTCGCCGTCCTCGTCAAAGACGCCGATTTCGCGGATGACAAAGCCGCCCTCACTGGCCGGAACGATCAGCTCGCAGATGACGCGGCTGGCGTCAGTCGGGTCGAGGTCAATGTAGTTCGGAGTGCCAGAATAGACCTCGCGCACGAGGCCCGTGTCAGTTTCGCTCGGGTTGGTCGGGTTGCCGTTGCCGTCGCCGATTGCCATCGACGTGAGATTCAGCGGCGTGTTGTTCGCGATGGCGTCGGCGAGCTTGGCGACGCCGATGGTGGTGATGGTTGCAAGGTAAGACATGATCAGGTGACTTCGATGTTCAGGTATTCGGTCCAGGTGCTAAACGCCGTGGTGCCAGGGTAAGCGGTGCCTTGAGCACGCACGCGCAGGTCGTAGAAGCCAGGCGACAGACCGACGATAATGCCGCTGGATACGCCCCATGACAGACCGGCGCCTGTAGGCGTGCTGGCCCAGCCATTGCCAGCCGCGCAGATTTGCACTTCGGCCGCATACTCTAGGTTCGTCCATGTCGCGTTGATTGTGCCGGGCGTGGATGTATCGACCGCGATGTCACTCGGCGGAACGACCACGATCTCAATGGCCTGAGAAATCCACGCGCTCAAATCAGCGGAGCAAACATAAAAGATGAACTGCCCGGCGAGGATTGAGACGTGCGCGACGCTGGTCAGATACGATACTCCACCGCCCACAAGCGAACCGTCAGATTGGAGACGGATCTCGAAGCGATAGTAATCAGCAGAGCCACTCCAGGATGCGCCCAGCAGGCTCACGCCAGTCTGTTCAACTGCGAGACCGGACGGCTGTGGCACATAATCGTCCATCTGCTTCGCCTCATAGTGCAGACCGCAGAGAGTCACGCCACCGGCAAACAGGCCCGCAGGATCAGGCGCGGCCAGATATGCGGTGTCGATCAGCGCGGAGCGGGCGTTCTTTTGCCGGAGCGCGATGGAAACGGCGCGGTTCAGCGCATCCTCGGCAACAGAGCCTCCGGCAGACTCCCCTTCGCTCACACGGACGCGCAGGCGGAACGTGTAGGCCGTGCCCGTCCGCTCGTCGATCTCCACCTCGTAGCCGAGACGCTGGAGGGCGCGGCGGAGAGCGCCGACGGTGCCCTTCTTGCGGTGCTGGTCGATGCTGGCGGCGATGATCTGGCGTTTCGTTTCGACCGGCCAGGCGGCATCCCACTCGTCAACAGAGAGCGCCCAGGCCAGCCATGGAAGCTGAGCCTCTGGACAAGTCTGCGGCGACCACAGCGTCTTGATCGGCGCGTCAGGCAGGCGATCAACGGCCAGGGACAGAGCCCGCTCCTGCGGCGTCGCATTGATGGGCAGGAGATCAGGCATCAGCGGCAGAGAGTGTGATGTCGGTGCAGTATGCGGCCTGTTCGGCGGTGCATACGATGTCAGCGACGACGCCGGGCGCGGTCAGGGTCACGCGGTCCACGCCGCCCACATGGAGAGCAGCGTAAAGAGCAGAAAGCCGAACATCAGCGCCCACGCGGTGGCGCGACTCCACAAAGGACTGCACGCTTGCGAGGGCATTGAGGCGGACGGCCTCGGGGTCCGGCCCCGGGGAGACATAGACGGTGGCGATAATTTCAT